ACGAAGCTAGCTTGGCCGAAGCACTGGCCCATGTAGATAGCAGCGTTGGGCTGCATACCGGACATGAGGGGGTTGATCTGACCGTTGCCAGGATAACGAGCCACTTCACGGAAGTCGCTGTTCTGACGCAGGTGCATCAGGAAGGTAGGATCGCAAACACAGCGATAGAAACCGTCCTGATAAGTGGGGACGTTGCGCTTACGCATGGACTTAACCACGCGGAGCAGGTCGTCCTTAACGTCGAACTTAGCTTGTTCGGCGTTGCTGTAGGTCAGCGAACCGACGGCAAGATCGCCAGGGTAGTAGTAACCACCTTGGGAGTCGGAAGCTTGGCCTTTAGAAACTGCTTTCAGGAGTTCATTGATGAACACCCGGTCACGCCAACGACGGTAGTCGTCGAGCAGGGTCAGCGAACCGATGGACTGGTGGAAGGCAGTCAGGTTGCCGGTGTCCAGCAGAAGACGCTGCGCGGTGATGAGGGTTTCGCGAGCAATCTTAAAAGTGCTCGGCGAAGTGGGGTCGCCCGGATCCGCAGGGCCGGTGTACTCCTTAAGAGTAACCAGCACTTTGTCCTTCACGATATTGCGGCTGTTTGCAGTACCAATGGTCTGCTCTGCAGTACGCTCACGTGACTCTTTGCTTCCCGGATTGCCCCAGAACCTGTAGCGGTCTAGCTGTACAGTCTGGCCTGGCTGCTTACTGAAGTCATGTACGACTACAGGTTCTGCGGCCATCTCTACAACGTACGCAGGGTGCGGACGGTAAAGCTCGGCGCCGAGAAGCTTCGGGAAATCATTATCGACAAACACTGTCGATAGCTCCAGAAACTACAAAATAAGTTTAATAGATAAAAAGGGTAAAGACACATAAAAGTGTCTCGTTTTTAGCGTTAACCTAATTTCCGATACATATTACGTACGCTTTCTGGCAATTGGTAGTAAACAGAACCGTAGTTAGATACGTATCTAGCTGCGCCTCCCCGATACATAAACCTAAAGGGAACGGACATTAAACCCGGTTCTTCTGTACGAATAGTCTGTGTGTAAGTTTTACAATATACCGGAGGATTATAAACCCATTCTGATCTATTAGCCGAACCTAGAGAACCAAGAGAGTTAGTCAAGATACTCCCTTCGTACCGCCCGTGAGTGACGCCGCCACCCGTTAGACCTTGTTGCCCGGTGTTACCTGTCGGTATGTTGTATGGGTCATATGCCTGAGAATCCGGCGCAGAACCATTGAAATATGTGTATTTTCCAGCATCACGAACTCCGTAATCTGGTCCTGTAAAAGTCTGAACTTTTCGTCCGGCAATTGTTTCTACAGTGACCGGGCGATACCCTTCGTACGAACTAAGCACGCCGCTAGGCGCATAATTTATGTTTTCGTAATCGTTCCAGTACCCAGAAACAGCCGTGGGAACTTGTTTCCACGCGGTCGAATACACCCCGCTGTAGTTAGGCGAGCCGTCTACAATTTTGCCTATATCAGCTCCGGTGTCTTGAATACCAGAACTAACAACGACGTAACCTTCGTACGAAGGGCCACTTTGCACACGGTGCGGCCCTGAATCGTACTTATAGTTTCTAAACGGTATATACATTTAAAGCAGCCAGAGCTGCCTTAATTCTAGACGGCGGGAATATCGTCAGCTGAACCAGCAGCAGGAATACGATTGTCGAGAGCACGGATGTCACTGCCGATCAGACTAATGTCTCGGGCATAATTAGCTTTAAGCTCTTCGAGTTCTTTTTTAAGCTGCTCGACTTCGGTGTTTTCTCCGCCACGGCGGCGACCAAGGGGGTTAGGCATCGATTACTTACCTGTACTCTTTTTGTAGTTTACAGCTTTTTTCTTTGCTTCTTTGCGTTTATTTACGCGCTCAGGCAAGTCGCCTTTCGTTTTGCGTTCGTACTCCTCAACTTTGCCTTTCGAAATCTCGCCTCTTTCCTGCATAGCGTAAAATTTTCGTCTTTGAGCTTGCGACTTAAAAGGCATCTTTATAAATGCTTTTTACCAGTTTATCCAATAAAAAACCCCCGTTATCCAGACGGGGGTAAATAATTCGTCCACCTTGCGGACGGCTGGTAGCCGTCGAACTAAATTTAACTCAAGCTTGATCCAGGAACAACAGCTTGGCCCGAAGAGCATCGGGAGACATGTTGTTAAGGTAACGCCAGGCTTGATCAGGAGATTGGTTCATCACCTGCCCAAACTGTTCCCACTGCATGTTGGGATCTTGTGCAGGCTGGCCCCCAGTTGCGGCTGCAGGAACAGCAGGAACCTGATCATAGTTGGGTTGATAAGCCTGTTGCTGAAGAGCAGCGCGAGCCTCGTCGGCAGCAATCTGCTCATCAGTACGCAGATCAGTGGGGTACACCTCGGTGAAGAACCGATTAGTGTAATCAGCCAGATGATCAGGATCGGTCAGAATCTGCTCCATAGCCATGCCACGTGAGGCAATTTGCTCCAGAGTCTGATGCTGCTGAATCAGTGCATCCTCCAAAGTGGTGGAGTACTGATTGAGGATTGCAGGGGCTTCGAGGCCGAAGTGATTAACGACGGCGGCGCTTGCTTGACTTAACTGCGGCTCCTGCGCCGTAGAAGTCGGCGAGGAAATTGGGGTCGTATAAACGTTGTTGGATAAGGTCGGCTGAGCCGTAGGGGGTTGGTAAGCCCAGGGCTGTTGGACCTGTGAAGCCAGATTGCTCTGTTGAATATCCAGCGTTGCCGCCTGGGGCTGCGCTAACGATGCTGTCTGGCTGAGGGACGGGGAGAGCCGGGAAACGATCCGGTCCAGGCTGCCCAGCGCTGCTTCCCACGGGTTGTTCGGGGAGGAGGCTGACGGAAACTGGTTGGACTGGCTGTTGATAGAAGGGGCCGTAGCCAGTTGTGCCGGCGACGGCGCTTGGGCTGTAGTTGCCGAAGCTACCGCCGGGGTAGGGGTTTGCGCCACCCATTGTGGGTACGCGGTTGAGCCCATATCCTGGGAGAAGGCCGCCTGGGGCGCCGCTACTGCCGGGGATACCGGGCTCGGGGTCGAAGCTGGGATCGCTTGGCTCATAGCTGCCCGAGTAAGTTAATTCTTGCGCGAGGTGATCGAATGTGCGGTAGAGGAGAGGCGTTATATTTAACCTCGGATCTGCCGCTAGGGGCTGGGTCGGCGCAAGAGGATGCGGCGACTGCATCAGCTGATTTAATGTTAGCAGGAAATTTTGTAGTGCGGCTTGCGTTTGTTGAATCATTCTGAAAGGAAATCCTTTCAGCATTTCAGAACGCTCTAAATCGCTTTTGTCGGGGAACAAATAACGTAGAGCTTCCACGCTGTCAACACCTAACTCCTGCAAGTTTCTGACAACGATTGACTTTTGGTTGATGTCGTAAGCCGTGTCTTCGTAAACATCGCCCTGGAATCGATACGTAACCTCTCGTTCTCCATCCGGCGGTAGCCCGAAAACACCTCCAGGAACTTTGTTCTCCGAAAGTGCAGTTTGAATCGCCATATCTACGTCGTTATCGTATTTAACGAGACGTTTTTGATAGCGTTCAATTGCTTCGGCAGTCTCTTCTTTAGGCTCCTTAGGCGGAGCAAGACCCATGACCGAAATAAAACTTTCGCGGAAAACCTGCTCTTGATGGTAAATAATCATCTCAAGCAGACGACAAAAACCGTAAGTCAAAAAGCTCTTATTTTTACGAAGAGCAGTTGCTTGAGCGCGGCCCATGAGACCTTTAATTTCAGTCGCAGTGGCGCCTGCGCTAATTGATATTTCATCAACGCCGCCGAGTGCAGTTCGAATTTCTTCACGAAGTAAAAGAGAATATCGGTTCATATCCCCGTTCACGGGGTCGGGCGTCATATAACCAACCCGATCTGACGGTTCGACGTTGGCGATAATCCGAGGAACTCGAAGTCCCCCGAGACCTGACTGAGATCCAAACGGATCCGAAACCCGCGTGGAAGGCGAATCTAAACCTGCGAAACCGCTCTGACTACTAATCGTGGGACGAAAATTACGATCAGAATCACTTGCTTCGACCAGATCACTTCGAGGCCGAGAACTGATAAGCGTGGGATTACCAAAGAACTCGATATTTTTGGCGATATTTTGCATCATTTGATCATGCAGAACAATTTGCTGCATGAACGGTTCAAATTCACCTTCGCCTTCGGTCCCACTGGCGTTTGGTTTGTTTAGAACCTCCACGGCGGGAATAAAACCAAGCGTGTTTGGCCGGCTATTCCGAGGAGTAATAACAGAACCAGGTTCTAAGTCAAAACTTAGTTCTGTGTCTGCCTCATACTCTGTGATTGTTTCGGCAGTAATTGAAATACGAACGTATCTTTTGTTTTGCCCGTAAGTGTTTGAAGGTAAACCTAAATTTCCGTTCTTAACTTTGTAAGAATATAAAATAACGACCTCTTCGATTTCGCCATTAATGTCGTGATAAACACGGTACTGGTTTTTGTTAAAGAAATAAATTTGGTACTTTAATTTTGGGTCCGGACGAAAATAAAAAAGCCCCGAACCGTCAATAAGAAAATTTCGTAAAATCGAAGGGAATCGAATATCTAGTTTATTTAACTTTATTAAATCATCTAGAAATTTACTGCGTGCTTTATAAGTATCTTGCTCACAATAAAAAAACAGACCCTTCTTTATCATAAGAAGGGTCATCTGCTGCAGATGGCTAAGCACCACCATGGTGGCGGACTGCTTCGAGCGATCCTGAGTCCGAGCTGCCTCCAGAATTTCACTGAATCGTCCTCGGACACTTAAAAGATCTGCAGGCATGTTACGAATACGACGTTATCAGGAGTCCGGAAGAAGGTACTCCTTCACTCGTTCCAGTTTAAACAATTCTGGCGGTAAAAGATCGTGCGGATACGAGGTAAGCAGATGATCTTTACGGCCGAGTGGATCCGTACCGCCCGCTTGAGCTTTGTAGTTATCTAAATAATCAAGCATTTCCTCACTGTACGCGGGAGCGTGGGCATTTGGAATATCGTCATAACAGTGCGAGAAGGATGTTAGTTTGCGTTTAAGCCGATCAGGACCGCCCATCCAGCTAAAGTGCCACCCTGCGTCACAGTCTCCCACGACAAGGTCATTAGGGTTACGACGTATCTCAGACAAGGTTTTATCCAGGTGGTCATGTAGGACCACGGTGCCACAAGTCCAGTTAGTTGGCGGCTTTGTTTTATCCCCATCAGGGCTCATCACGCGGAGATCCGCCCGGCCGTACATCATGGGCATAGACAAACGCACACAACGAGAAG